GCAGGGCAGCGGGCAAAATTCCGCGTTGATGTTTAGGCCGCGCGAATACAAGGTGGTCAATGCGTCGGCTGGTTCAATCCGCGACGCGATATACGAACGGACGTTCCCTAACCCATCGCCGATCATGATGAGCCTCTTGCAGTTGATCCTAGGGGCTGCAAATGACGTTGCCGCTATCAAGGATGTTACATCGGGCGACGCTTCAAATAACGGTCAGGTCGGCACTACGCTTGCGTTGATTGAACAGGGCTTGCAGGTATTCACTGCCATTTACAAGCGCATCCATCGCGGGCTTCGCGCCGAGTTTCAATTGATATTCAAAAACCTAGCTGATTACGGCGACGAGAAGACGGTGAAAGACTATCTTGATGTTGTCGATACGCCGGAAGCTGACTTTGCGAAGGACTTTGGCCAAAAGGATATGGACATCAGGCCGGTGTCAGACCCTAACATGGTCACACGCCTGCAAAAGATGGCTAAGGCGCAATTCTTGATGCAAACAGGCACAAATAACCCGAACGTGGATCAACGCGAACTGATTACGCGGGTATTTGAAGCTGCTGATGTTGAGGATATGGAAAAGATCATCCCGCCCCCTGTTCAAGGTCAAACCGACCCTGAGATGGTGGCGAACCTTGATAAAATCGCAAGTGAGGCTGAGCGGAATAAGGCCCAAGCCATGCTATCGTTGGCAAATGCCGACAAAACGAAAGCGGAAACTGCCAAGATCGGCACGGACGTTGGCACCCAGATTGGGATAGCAGAAGGAGGCATGAATGCCGAAGATAACGGAAGACGAGTTTCTGATTTGGAAGGATCACCCGGTAACGCAATGGGTGATGCAGGCGTTTAACATCGGCGCTGTTGCACAACGTGACGGCTGGATTGACGCATCATGGGAAAAGGGCAGCGCAGACCCGCTCAATTTGGTTGAGTTGAGGACGCGGGCCGACGCATACCGTGCCGTCACGGAATCCACCTATGATGACCTTGCCAAATTCGGAGGCGATGAATGATCCCCGCGCTAGAAACTTTTAAGCCCAAAATGCGCCCGACCGGCTTTAACGTGTTGGTAGGGCTTCCTGCTGCCGAAAAGAAAATAGGATCAATCCTGTTGACGGATCAGGCCCTTGAGCGTGAACGTATGGGAGAGTGCAGAGGCCGCATTGTGGCTATGTCACCTGCCTGTTTCGACTTTGCCGAATTTCCCGAAGATGACCGGCCTAAAGTTGGTGACGCGGTGATTTTTACACGTCACGCTGGGACGGTGGTTCATGCCGACTTCGAATATCGGCTTTTACTCGACAAAGAAATTCGCGCCATTGTGGAGGACGATCATGAATCTTGAGGGTGATACGCAGGACGTAGAAGCTACAGCAACTTCGGAAGCTGATGTATATGTGCCGGGGCCATTAGATGCGCTGGCAAAGGATATTGGATGGTTGCCGCCTGACAAGTTTTCCGGTGCGCAAGAGAATTTTGTCAGCGCTGAGGACTACATCAAAAAGGGTGTCGAGAATGCTAAATATCTCAAGCGCGACTTGAAGGCCGTCAAAGACACTGCCGACCGCTTGGCTAAAGCATCGGCGTCAATCACCGAACGTGCGCTTGAGGAACAGCGCATTGCGCTTGAGGCTGCGCATGAACAGGCGGTAGAGGACGGGGACGCTAAAGAGGCTCGCCGGATCGCCACTGAATTATCACGCCGCGACGTTGAAAAGCCGCAACCCCGTGATGACTTCAAGGCTCGCAATCAATGGTTTGACGTTGACGATGATGCGACGGCTCACGCTATCGGTATTTCGCAACGCCTTCACGAACAGGGCAAGAGCGAAGAGGATCAGTTAGCCGCCGCCGAAGCTGGTGTGCGTAAGGTGTTTCCCCATCTGTTTGGCGAGCCTAAACGCGGGGCCCCAAGCGTCAACGCGCCCACGACAAGGGCCGTAGGAACGTCAAACCGTGCCAAGGGCGCTGCCGATCTCCCCGCTGCTGCAAAACAGGCTGGCGAAGAGATGGTGCGCATGTTTGCAACAAAAATGCCGAAAGCCAATTACACCCTTGCCGACTATGCAAAAACATATTGGGCAGAGAACGAATAATCGCTTGCAAATGCCTAAATTTTAGGCAATGATGATGAAAGGTTAGTGTTATGCCTCGTGGTCAATATGATCGCACTGCCAAAGGGCAGGAAGAAACATCACAAGAGCCATTGGCTCTCCCGCCCCGTGCGGTTGAAACGCGCCGAGAGCGCCGCCGTCGCGATGATGGTGACACGGACGTAATGGCGCGCATGAAACTTGCCATTCCCCGCGAGATTAGAGAACAGCTTGAGCGTGAAGGCAAGACTGCTCGTTGGGTTCGGAATGATCCGGGCCGGATGCAGCAACTTCATAACGAGGACTGGGATATTGTGGAGGGCTTTGCTTCGGTATCGGCTTCACGTTCTGATGAAAGCCAGATGATCCTAATGTCCAAGTCGAAGGATTGGTATGATGCCGACCGCGCCCATTTGCAGGTTCAAAATGACGGTATGAAAGATGCGGCGCTTGCCGGTCGATCTACCGAAGCCACGGTGGACTCAACGGGTTTCTACTCGCCTAAAACCATCGTAAACCAAATCGCATAGGGGTGTGAAAGCCCCTTTATGAAGGGATTTTTCTAATGCCTAACTCAAATGCCCCGCAAGGGCTAATTCCTCGACGTATGCGGAACGGTGCGCCGTTTGTCGGAACGCTGCGTCGTTATTTTCACCCCGCCACTGACGCTGTTGCTTTGTTTGCTGGTGATCCTGTTACCATCGCCGGTGCTGCTGACGCAGAAGGAACGCCAACCGTTGCACGTTCTACTGTTGGTGGTCGTATCACTGGCGTCGTTTGCGGCTTTGAGCCTAACGCGACTGTCAATGCGGCTGGTTTTGGCGCAGCTTCGACAGCGTTCTATGTCTATGTTTGCGATGATCCTGCCGTCCTGTTTGAAATTCAGGAAGACGGTGTTGGTGGTTCGCTTGCAGCGTCAAGCCTTGGCCTGAACGTTGACTTGATCGCCGCTGCTGGCAACACGGCAACAAAGCAATCGGGCTTCATGCTTGATAGTTCAACGGCTGCTGTCACTGCAACCTTGGCGCTTCGCATTGTGGACATTGAACACCGTGCGGACAACGAAATCGGCACTACTGCCAAATGGCTTGTTGCCATCAATCTTCCCACCGAAACCGGCGCTGCTGGTTCGCTTGGCGTATAATAGGAGGTTATTATGGCAGGAGTTATTACTCGTTCGGCTCACAGTGAGGCGGTTTGGCCCGGTGTGAAAGACTGGTTTGGCCTTTCCTACAAGGAAGAGCCAGCAACATGGTCACAGATTTTTCAACGCGAAGAATCTGACAAATATCAGGAAATCGTGGTTGAGGGGACGGGTTTTGGTATTGCTCCCCAAAAACCGGAAGGTGCGCCGATTGAATACGATTCGGATCAACAGGGATACAAAAGCACTTTTGTCCATGTCGTCTATGCACTTGGTTACATCGTCACGATGGAAGAGCTTGCTGACGGGAAATACAAGGTTATTTCCATGAAGCGGGCTGGCAACCTATCGCGCTCAATGCGGTGGACTGCCGAGATCGCTCACGCAAACGTCCTAAATAACGGTTTCAATCCTGCTTTTGCCATTGGTGACGGCGCTGCATTGTTTTCGGCTTCACACCCTACTTTGTCGGGAAACCAGTCGAACCTTTTGACCGCTGCCGATCTTTCCGAAACCTCGCTTGAGGACGCGGCAAAGGCGACGTGGCGTCTTAAAAGCAACCGTGGCACACCGATCAACAGCGGTATTCGCCAGTTGATTATCACGCCGGAGGACGCGTTCAATGCAACGCGCATTCTCAATTCGGTTCTCCGTAGCGGCACTGCAAACAACGACATCAACGCGCTCAACGCAATGAATATCGTTCCGAATATCGTTGTGTCGAAATACACGACTGATACCGATGCTTGGTATGTGCAGACCGACGTAGCTGATGCGTTGATGTCGATGTGGCGGAATGAGCCGACACTTGAACAGGACAACGACTTCGACACCAAAAACGCTCGTGCGTCGTCATACATGCGCTTTGCTGCCGGTGTTGGTGACTGGCGCGGTATTCTAGGCAACGCAGGCGCATAACCATGCGCCCCGCTGGCTACTTTCAGGGTAAGGCCCTTGGTGAGTGCCAGCGGTGCGCTAGGACGCGTTTCACCGACCAGTTACGAGAAGAATGGAGCGGGCTTAGGGTTTGTGGTGACTGCTACGATCCTAGGCCTGTTCATTTATCGCCGCCTGATATATACCCAGAGGGCCAACCTGTTCCAAACGCGGCTCCCAAGTCGCATTATGTGTTTCGAGAGCCATGACAACCAGCGGAACTATTGACGGTCAAATCACAGTTCTGGACGTGCTTACGTTTGCAGCACAGGACTTAGGCGTCTTGGGTTCGGGTGAGGCTTTGACCGCTGATGAACAACGCGACATGCAGGCGCGGTTACAGTGGATGCTAAAGACATGGCAGTCGCGCGGTGTGAACCTATGGCGCAAGGTAACGGGTGAGATAACTATTCCTGCCAATCAAGCGGCGGGCGTTTTGTCGTTTAATGTAATTGATATTTACGCCGCGCGAC